CAAGGACAGGGAGCCCCGAAGACAAGGCACAGGAAACATTGGCCAGGTATGTGGCAATGATTAAAGAAGCCCAGCAAAAACAAGCATGAAAATGTTTCTTACCTGGCATTCCTCATAGTTCGATTGAGTTAATCCTGGGCGAGCTAAACTTTACAAAGACGGAGACACACTTTGGCCACCACTAGTTCAAATAAGATGCCGCTGTTGGTCGACCGGCCATTGCATTCTTACGCGACAATAGGTGGTACTGCAGCCCTTAGTACGGCGACCAAGTTTAATGATATTAATTCGGCTGGTTGCGTCCTAGTAGTTGACTGTTCAGCTAACGATGGAGCGATTATCGATAGCATGTCGATTATCGCTAACGAGGCATCCATTACTGCAAGAACGGTTCTCGTTTTCCTGAGTGTTGCGACTAGTACGTCTGCTATCACGGCTATCAATACGGTTTGCGTAGCTAACGCTGTCATCGCTTCTGCGACGGTAGGCCAGCGTACAAATATTCCATTACCGCCTCTCTCTATTCCAGTGCCTAATCTGGCTAGCCCTGCCGCAACGATGGCGACGTATCCGACTGAGACCGATAAGAAGAACACGGGCTTATATGTACCTTCTGGAGCAGTCTTATGGGTCGGCTTAAATGACACCATTGCGGGTGGAGCTGAAGTACACGTCTTCGCTCAGGGAGGATTTTTCTGATTGGCTAACTGGTTCTCTCAGTACGTAGGTGAACGCGACATTATGGGGTTGTCCTCATGGGAGGACGCCGCAAGGGCTGGCCATTCGCCTAGGAAAATTGCAGAGGCAGCCGATAAAAATAAAACGGGCTATAAAATCGGGAACAAGCTGAAAGATTTGGTCTGGGACCTAAACGAAGGTTATAGATCCAAAGATAGAGTAAAAGACGTAGAAGATGAGCGCGATACCGCCAGAGGTGAACGCGATACCGCCAGAGGTGAACGTGATACCGCCAGAGGTGCTCGTGACACTTTTAAAGATGAACGTGATCAATACTTAGGCGAACGCGATACCGCCAGAGGTGCCCTGAAGACAGCCGAGGGCGAACGAGACACCTTTTCTGATCAGTTAAATATTTACAAAAAGGACCTCGCTGAGTACTCGAAGAAATACACGGTAAGTGACGTTGATTATCAGACTGTTGTAGATGCAAGGGATACTGCGTTAGCTGACGCAACAGATTGGCAAGGGAGGTTTACTTCGTCGCAGGAAGACCACGCATCAGCCAAAGCATTGGCAGATGCATATAGAGAAGAAGCCGTTGCTCGACAGCTAGGCGGATTGCAAAGTGGTAGAACTGCGTCAGGTGATCAGTTCAGATCTGCCGGCCTAGCTGGAGGGAGAGGCGCTGTGTCTCGGTCAGCAACTGATAGAGAAGACGCAGTCCAAATTGAGAAAAAGGTTTCCGCCGAGGATAGTGTTCTATCTAGGAAAGGGCCTGTAGTGTCGTTGATCAGAGGAGGCTCGGGCAGGACTCCTAGCCAGTCAGCTGGACTAGCAAGTGGTGGGTCAAGGGCTAGGTATTACGCAGGTCGTTTCGGCTAATGCCTAAAGGGCTGGGAACAAAGCTGGATCGAGGTTTCAGCCTGTCCTCAGTAAATAAGATGCCTGGCGCCAGGGCCGATGGTTTATACCCTCAGCTAGGGAAGGGTTTGGGCGAATATGGTTCGATTACTTTCCCTACGATCATTGAGGCTTATAACTACAAATCAGATTTCAAGAGGTGGAAGAAAGGGCAAGATTATTTTTTTGGATCTGGCAGAAGTTGGGCTGATCTGAAAATTAGAAGTATTGCTCGATTTAATCCAGGCGCAGTTAGTGGTCAATCGAAGGACATTGTTACAACGTTCCCTAGCGATAAGAGTCCAGAGAAGACATGGTACGTAGGGCTTAGAACAAGAGGAAGCATTATACTTCCGCAGCCCTTAAGCTCATCGGCAATCACGTTAAATACAAGTGATTCTGATCCTTCCAACCACACACTTGTTTACGACGTAAGTGGAGTGCTCAGCGCTACTCAAGTAGGGATTTTCAATGTATTCATTGGCGATCAGTTTGAAGATACAGCAAGTGGCTCGAATTATCCTGATGATCTAATTTCTAAGCCAGTAGGCAGTGTGGCACTGACATTGATAGCAGCCAGCACATCGTCTATGACCTTGACATTCGACTTATCAAAACCTCAAGGGCGAGTCGAGTCTAATGGTCATGTTTATTGGAAAGCATATAAATACGATCCTTCGGCACCTACGACATGGAATACGAGTAGCGGGCGCCATTTGTGCTCTGCCCATAAGTTCTTCTGCTGCTGCCCTGACCACTTAGGCGGAGCGGTTGCAGCGCTGGAATCCGTGCGAAGTGAAGCCAATATCGAGACGTTCCCTCTGCCAGTAGCAAGTCGTACAGTCTCGGCGCCGTGGGAGAAACAAGGCGCGGGTTATTACCGTCAATGGCGAACATTGCCAGCCAGGATTGATGAGCGCAGGGAATGTAAGCATATACATTGCATGCGCTGGGAGGCGGGCATCCCTTGGTATGAGCCGAGTGATTATCCAACGAGCGCATCACCAGGCTCTTTGGCTACGAGTTCCGTGTTTGAGCCAGATAAAAACGATGATGCAGTGTTCGAGTATTTAAGGATGAGTCAAAGTACTTATGACAGATACCTGCTTTCTTTAGCGGTAGTAGTGGGTATTAACTCATTTCCTGGCGGCAATCCGAGGGAGGGTATTAGATCTGGCCAGAATCCTATTTTTTGGAATGACGGCAGCGAGCCTCTTGCATCCTGGTGTCGCCAAAACGATTGGTGGCTGAAAAGAGGAAGCCAACAAGTAAGGATTTTCAATTCATCATCTGGTGAATTCGAGTCGACAGTTAGTGTCGGCGGCGTCGATTATCCAATGATCGAAGTTGTGGATGCTGAAACCACTGGAGCACCTGTGATTGTGCCCTAAGATAACTAAAGGATGCCAGTCAAGAACAGTCTTAATTCGGTGCCTTTAATTCCTTCCCGTACAGATATTAATCAGAAGCAATTATGGCGCAATATACAGAGAACACCTCTGGGATTATTGCAGCAATCAATGCATGTATTGCTGAGGCTGGAGGGACAGTGACTTCGTACACTCACAATACTGGTGGGGTTATCGCTGCATTGCTTGATTTGAAGACTGCCATCTCCGGGCTGGGCGGTGGCGGTGGAGCAGCTGTCGAGATAGAGGCTGTTGCAGGAGAAGCATTGGCTTTAGGTGAAGCGGTTTACCTGCACACAGACGGGAAAGTATATAAAGCAACAAACGATGGAAGCAGAGCAGAAGCGACTGTCTTTGGCTTAGTAAAAGCTGCGGCAATCATTAGTGCATCGGCCACGATAATCATTAGAGGATCATGTACTGGCATGAGTGGATTAACAGTCGGATCGGAATATTTCTTGGATACGAGTGGTGGCATAGCGACTACAGTAACAACAACCAGCGGTGATTATGTCGTGAATGTCGGGCAAGCACAAAGCGCCACAGTTCTAGACGTTGATGTCAGACAACCTGTACTTCTGAGCTAATGGCAACTTATAACGCAATCGTTTATGTAAGTGGAGCGCCGCAAGAGATTGCGAGTGCTGACAGGTTAAAAAACTCAGGCAATGTTACACGCGCTGGTAGTGCTCCAGGCTCACCAATTGTTGGTGATCTTTGGTACGACACGACTGGGCTTGGTGATTTAAAAGTCTATGATGGTACTAGTACTTGGGACTCTGCGTGTTCAACACCAGCAGCCACTGTTGGGGCATTTACTGAGAATCTGCAAACAATTTCAACTGACTCATCAGTTACAGCATCTAGGAATGCGATTTCAGTTGGTCCAATCACAGTGAGTGATACTAAATCCATGACAGTCCCCTCTGGCAGTACTTGGTTGATTTTTGATTAAGTTAATGACTGTTCCCCATCAGTACATCGGCAGCTCTTTGATCCAGTTATTTTAATTACTAATGGCATACGGCAAGGTAAAAGTAAACACACTGACCTACGACACGGGCGGTGGTGATGTTGATGTAACTATTAGTGGATTAACTTCAACTGCAGATCTAGCACTAAAAGCAAATATCGCCAGTCCGACATTTACTGGGGATGTAAGTATCGACGCTGAAGGTGATCTTCGGTTGATAGATAGCGGCTCAAATTATGTAGCCTTTGAAGCACCCTCGACTGTCACAGCGAGCTATACACTGGAGTTCCCTGCAACAGTTGGTACGACGGGGAAGGTGCTCAAGTCGACCGTAGCTGGCCAGGTCGCAACGATGTCGTGGGAGACGGACTCGGCCACTGACAGCACGAAGATGCCCCTCGCTGGAGGCTCGTTTACAGGTGACGTCAATGTAGGCGCTAATGCTAACGGAAAGGATTGTAAATTCTTTGGGGCTACATCTGGAGATTATCTGTTATGGGATGAATCCGCCAATAGTCTTTTAACTGGTGGAGGAGCTACTGTTGATATTGCCCAAGATAAGCTGAAGATTGATGGGGCAGCTGTAACATCAACCGCGACCGAATTAAATATTTTAGATGGTGTTACATCTAATGCAACCGAATTAAATATTTTAGATGGTGTTACATCTAATGCAACGGAGCTCAATCTCTTAGATGGCAAATCAGTAGTAGGTGATGCGGTTCTAGCTAGTGATCAAACTTGGTCAGGTTCACAAAGAGGTGCTATCTATGACGCTACAAGCGATGCAGCTACAGCCGGTGCGCTTTGGGCTATTGACTTTGATGATGGTAATAATCAGAAGGTAACTCTTGTTTCAACAAACCTCCTAAGCGTTATCCCTACCAATCAA